AAGAAAAAGACAAAGACAAAGAAAAAGACAAAGGAGAAGTAAAAAAAGAAAGTAAAAAGAAAAAATCCTTTTCTCCTCCTTCTTTTGAAGAAGTGGAGGCATACTGCAAGGAGCGGAATAGCAGCGTAGACCCCAGACGCTTTTTTGATTATTACGAAGCAGGAGGCTGGAAAGATAATAATGGGAATTCAGTTAAAAACTGGAAACAAAAGCTTATAGCATGGGAATCCAGAGATGAAAGGGGAGAAAATCATGCTGGAAAGTCTGCTCAGGAAAGCCCCTCCGGAGGTACGGCGAAAACTTCAAAACAGAAATACGGAAATTACATTTGAGGATATCCAGGAACGGCGCATTCAGGCCATGAACGAAGTTAAAGGAAATCTAACAGGGTATGACTGCCCAATCTGTAAAAACGAGGGCGTGATACATTACCTGAAGGACGGATACGAATTTGCGAAACCCTGTGAGTGTATGAAGCTTCGGGATAGTTTAAGGAGAATCCGGCAAAGCGGCCTGGGTGACCTATTGAACGAATATACCTTCGATAAGTTTCAGACAGAATCCCCCTGGCAGGAGGCTGTAAAAAACAGCGCCTTGAAATTTCTGGAAGATCACGACCGGAAATGGTTTTTTATCGGCGGCCAGGTTGGGGCTGGGAAGACGCATTTGTGTACGGCTATAGTGGGTGAATTCTTAAATCGTGGAATCAGCGCAAAATATATGCTGTGGCGGGACGAGGCGTTGAAGCTGAAAGCCGTTGTCAATGATGATACGGCATATTCAAACCTGATTAAACCCTTGAAAACCGTTCCTGTGCTTTACATAGACGATTTTTTTCGCACAGGAAACGATGAGACAGGCAGGAAAAAAGCCCCCACACAAGGCGATATCAACGTGGCTTTTGAACTCATTAATTACCGGTATAATAACAACCTGGCGACGGTTCTGTCCAGTGAATTGACTGTCGATCAAATTCTATTTTTTGACGAGGCAGTGGGAAGCAGGATTTACCAGAGAACGAAAGAATACCACTGGGATATTGCCAAAGACCCACATAAAAATTACAGGCTGAAATAACAAAGGAGGGAACAGTTTGGTTACGCTCTATATCCCCGGCAAGCCGCAGGGAAAAGCCAGGGCCAGGACATGTAAAACCGGGCACAGCTACACGCCGGAAAACACAGTGCTGTACGAAAATCTGATTAAAACTTCATTTCTGGAACGGTATGGAGCCCGTGGGAAAATCAGAACTCAGGGAAAACAAAAGCCTGCGCTGAAGATGGAGATTTACGCGGGATTTCAGGTTCCCAAATCATTTTCCAACAAAGACAGGATTTCGGCGTTAAGCGGAGACCTTCTCCCCACAAAAAAGCCTGATTCCGATAACATTGCGAAGGTGGTTGCGGACGCTTTAAATGGGATCGCTTATGACGACGACGCTCAGATCGCCGATTTAACGGTTATCAAGCGGTACACGGAGAATCCCTGCGTAAAGGTAACCATCGAGGAGATCAGCCATGACCTTTGACGAGCTTTGTACCATTGCCGGAAATGGGCGGCCTCTTCCCCGTTCCGCGCTTCCTTTAGAGCGCGTTGCATACCGTGGGCTTACCTGGCTGTACCATGCTTACCGGCGCGGCGCTTTTTCCAAGGACGAAGCCGCGGAGGGAAAAGAAGCCCTCAGGAGAGAGTACGAGGAAGCGCGGAGAAAAGAAAAAGACGACCTGAAGCTTTACAAATACATCGACCAAATCCGCGTGGCGTTCGGCGGGCAGTTCAAGGCTGTGAAAGAAAGCGGCTGTCCTGTATGCAGGCGGCTTGTTGAGATTTTGGACGGGAAGAATTTACCTCTCTAAATAAGAAAGGAGATTAGAATGAAAGACTGTAAAAACTGTAAATATTTTTGTGGTTATGATTATAGTGATGGAACGCCAATCTGTGAACATAATGGAGGTTATGAAGCGTGCCCCTATAACGACACTGCCGATTTTAAACTTAATGAAGCAAAGCTGGAAGTCGATATGACTAACCTGCTCGAATATATTACCCATACCGTTAAGAACTCAGTGGAAATGGGTATATATAAAACGGCGCATGACGAGATAGTAAGCTTAGTTAAGGATACTTATAACAAAACTTTTGAAAAATACACCAAGGAAGAGGTTGAAAAACAAATTTCCAATTCGGTTAACGAATTCATGGAAGAGACTGTAACTATTGGTGGAAATTGGGGAGAAGAACCAAAGAAACTTACTAGAAAGCAATACTTAAATGAATGTGTCAAGAACTCTTTAGAAGAAAAATTTGATATTGAACACATGAGGACAACGATATTACAAACCGTTCAAAAAGAAGTAGAAAAAAAGGCAGATATTTTGAAACGCCAAGTAAATTCCGGAATTAAACAAACCTTTGATGATGTTATGGCTAAAACGCTGACGGATAGTGTTGTTTCTATGCTTATGTGCAGCGATACTTATCAAAAGCTTAACGATTCCATGAAGCGTTTAATCCCTTGAATTTAACCCCGCCGCAAACAGGCGGGAACGGAGGATAAAAGCAATGATTAACCTAACCTTGGGAGATTACAGAATCTGCACCTTGGAAAATGGGACTATCGCCCTATGTGAGCGCCATATCATTTCAAAGCGTTCAAGCCCGAATTTGGGCAAGACGGTTGAAAGGGTAATAGGGCACCATTCCTCCCTAAAATCCGCTCTATCGGCCTACACGGCAAGGGAAATGGCATCTGATGATTACTGTGCGGAAACAGTTGAGCAACTGGAGGCTGTATTGGACAATCTCGCTTCCAGAATTGAGAAAGCGTTGGAGGGAATAAACCATGACTGAATTAAAGCCACACAAAATATATTGCGAAGCTCTGAATAAATGGGGTGCTGAAGCTCAAACACTTATGGTTTTTGAGGAAATGTCAGAACTGCAAAAGGAGCTTTGTAAGCGCGCCAGGGGCAAAGATAACCGTGAAGCTATTGCCGAAGAGATCGCAGACGTTCAAATCATGTTGGAACAAATGATGATTCTTCACGATTGTGAGGACTTGGTGGAAGTTCAAAAATTCAAGAAAACACACAGATTAAATGTTCGCTTGGAACAGGAGGGTTTATAATGTTTGAAAATATTGATTTTAACGCACTAATTGAAAAAGCGACCAAAGAAAAATGCGAAATAACCATATCATATGAGCCTAACAGGACAGAAATAACCATACAACCGTGGAAACCATTTTCTTATGCTTGCCCTTATAAAGCTAAACAGGAGGATTGACAATGGACTGGATAAATGTTAACAGAATAACCCCTAAACCGTTTGTCAGCGTACTGTGCAGAATGCCAGGAGAAAAACCTTTCCCTACTGTACATGAAGGATATATTTCTGATGATGGGATATGGGTAGTTTATGGATTCAAAAGAGAACCGGGAGAAGTGACCCATTGGACGGCTATGCCGGAATACCCAGATGACGAGGAGGATTGACAATGACTGAGTACCTAGAAAAAGCGGCACTGGTTAGAATTTTGAGAGCAAAAGCAGAAATGGGCAGATTAAGTGAATACAGCGTGTGTTTTGATAATGTGGCAAAAATGATTGAACTGCTACCCGCCGCCGACGTGGCAGAGGTGAAGCATGGGAAGTGGATAGAAGTACAGAAAGAAAATATATGGAATGATATTGTCCCGGTGCTTGAGTGTTCTGCTTGCGGAAAGTATACAGTAGGCACAAGAGGAATTATGACAAAATCCAACTACTGCCCCAACTGCGGCGCTAAGATGGATTTGGAGGACTAAGCAATGACAAAGGAAAAAGCGATTGAAGTTCTTGAAAATGGTGCATGGTGGGATTTGCTTATCCCTATAACAACCATTGAAGGCAGGAAGTCAGATATCGAATTGCATGAAGCTCTTGATATTGCTATTGCCGCCTTACGCAACGGCTGGATCAGTGTTGAGGACAGGTTGCCGGAAGATGGTAAATATTTGTGCTGTTTTTCATCTTTGGGGCTTGGCTGGTGTATAGATGTGTTATCTTATGCCTCTGATTTAAATTCAGTTGATGATTGGGATTTTTACAATGAGCATCACGGTGGTTTTTATGATCTTGATTCAGAATGTGGATACTACGAAATCAGCGGAGTTGCCTACTGGCACCCGCTTCCAGAACCACCTGAGGAGGATTAGCTATGACAAATTTTGAAAAGCTCAAAAATATGACCCCGGAACAAATTGCGGCAGAATTTATGATTTTTAGGCCGTCTGACGCCTGCTTCGATGATGAAAATAGGAATTATTACGCATTAGACGGAAGTTGGCACCGATATCCGCAGGATTGCTTTCAAGCTAATGTAAAGTGGCTTAACGAGGAAATTCCAAAAGACCCACAAGATTATATTAAAGAATTGGAAGCTGAACTCTACCACCTAAGACATGAAAGAGATCAAGTGGTAAAGGATTTGAAGGATTACGAGGACATTGGCCTTGAGCCAGAAAAAATAAAGGAAATTCTAAATGCGGTTAACGGAGGATTAGCCGCTAAAAATGGAATTTGGTGTCCTAAGTGTGGTGATGCTCTTGATATTGATATCGTTAATGGAATTCTTGCTATTGACTGTTTTGGCTACGGAGAGTATACACCAGTATCGGAATTAATGAAGCTGCATTTAAACGACGCTGTACCCGTAGTTAGGTGTAAGGATTGTAAACATTCTTTTGAGAGAAGCGGAAGAAAACCGTTTGGGTGTTATCTTCATGGAAAAAACGGAATTACACTGCATGATGGTGATGACTTTTGCAGCTACGGTGAGAGGAAGGAGAATTAATATGGCAGGCTGGCAATTATTACTTTTAGGTTATTTTTTAGGCGCACCGTTAGGCTTCTTGCTTTGTTCCGTTCTGGTGGCAAGCAAAGACCCGCCCAAACCGCACACCACTTGCAAGGACTGCGTACATAGGAACAAGCAGGAGTGTCCCTTTTACCATCTGGAAAGAAGCAATCATATAGATCATATTGAATACCAATGGACAACCGGGAAAGACGACGACTTCTACTGCAAAGACGCCAAAGCACATGAACCGGAAAAGCTGTGAAGGGTGCGTCTATCATAGAGCACTGGCAACCCACGGACATGGCTTCGTTAAATACTGTAATTATCTTCTGGATACTGGTAAGCCTAGAGGCTGCCCGCCGGAGAAGTGCGACAAAAAGACTGTCAGGAGGTTGAAAAATTGACAAAGAAGGAGTTTCTGAATCAATACCGTAATATAGAAATAATCATTGGATCAAAGCTAGATGAACTAGCGAAAACCAGAGAACGCGCTGAAAAAACAACACAAACCCTTTCTCCTGATAAAGTCAAATCTGAAAGCAGTGGAGGCCTTGAAGTTTCAATCGAAAAAATCATAGGATTGGAAATGGAGATTGCAAAAGAAATAGAATCTTTGAATATAGTGAGAATAAAAATTGAAAAAGCTATTTCTAGCATAAATGATTATGGGCTGGAAAGTATTCTGAGATTGCACTATATCAATGGCATGTCTTGGGAAAAAGTTGCAGTTAAAATGAATTACTCTTATCGCCACACTACAAGACTACATGGAATTGCCTTGCAAAAATTGAAGATTGAGTAAGATGTCCTTGAATGTCCCTCTTGACTTATTGTATCATTAAACTAAAGAAATAGGCAGAGGATTATTCCCCTGCCTTTTCGATATACTCCGCAATGAATTTTTTAATTTCGGTAGTCGGCTTTGTTCCGTTCTTTTCACACGCGGCCCGGAAAGCTTCCAGAACCTCCGGGCGCAAGTCTAACGGGAAACGGACGTAATTTTTCCTCATATATGCCTGTTGAATCTCACTTTTGCTTTTTGCCACGCTTAAACACCTCCACAATGTCCCATACAAACACAATTAAAGTCAATCCTATTGCAAACCAGGTAAGCCAATTAAACCCATGCTGGACAGCATAAATAATATTGGCGGCGGTCAGCAGATACAGCGGCGAGTTCCTTAATAGTTTCTTCTTGCTCATATCAATTCAATGGGGTATAATAAGGGTGGAGTTCGGGGAGCTTTCGCTCCCCTCCCTCTTAGCCCTTAGAGATTGTGTAGATTACCAAGGCGACATTTGCGAGACCTGCGAGAATCTCAACTATTGTCTTGATATCTTCCACATTCTTTGGGGGCTTTTTCTTTTTCCCCACTGGACTTTTCACCTCCTTTCCTTTGATTATATTATATAATCTACGTACGTATATGTCAACCCTTTTTCAAAACTTTTTTAAATATTTTTCAGCCCTTTTGCTATTAGCGGAGGGCTTTTCTTAATACCCAAAACAGGAAGTGATTTCATGTACTGCCCAAGAGATGGAAAGTGCGTTTTTGACGGCTTCAAGACGGCGGAAAAGCATATTTGCGCTTTGCCTAGATGTCAATATCCCCGTGAACTAAAACAGGCCTTACAGAACCGCATAGCCAATATTTTAGGACAGCCACAGGGCAGAACCAGACGGGAGCGGGAGCTTGAAATTCTCAGAAATGAAATTGTTAAATTAAATTTGTAAAGCGGTGGTGGTATGGCGACAAAGTCGAACGAATTAAATCTAACAAGCAAGCAAAGAAAACTTGCGGAATTATTAGCAAATCCGGACTTCATCGGGAGCATCACGGAGTTATGCCGGGAATGCGGTGTAGCCCGTTCCACTTATTACAAATGGTTGGACAAGCCGGAGTTTACCAAATATGTGGACAGCCTGATTTCTAAATTTACAAGCAGCGAGCTTTCAACGGTTTGGAAAGCCTTGATCCGGCGCTGTTCTATCGGAGATGTTCAAGCAATTAAGCTGTATTTTGAAATGAGAAAGGAATTATCCTCAAAAGACGAAAGCGGGGTTCAGATCATTGACGACATCTAAATTATCCGGCATTGTCTCCCCCGCTTTTTACGACGTTCATCGGCAGATCAGAATGGGCCGCATTGACGAAGCGGTACTAGAGGGTGGCAGAGGCTCCACAAAATCCAGCTTCGCATCAGTTGAACTGGTTCTGCTGCTTATAAGGCACCCAGACTGCCACGCCGTGGTGATGCGCCAGGTTGCAAACACGCTGCGGACCAGCGTTTACGCGCAAATATGCTGGGCCGTTACTGCTTTGGGATTAACTCAGAAATTCAAATGCACCGTTTCCCCAATGGAATGTACTTACCTTCCTACTGGGCAAAAGATCATGTTTTTCGGCATGGACGACCCTGGAAAAATAAAATCCATCAAAGTGCCGTTCGGGTATATTGGAATGGCCTGGTTTGAAGAGCTTGACCAATTCGGAGGCCCTGAGGTAATCAGAAATGTGGAACAGTCGCTTTTGCGCGGAGGTTCCTTTTCTTTTACCCTGAAATCCTTTAACCCTCCCTCCTCTGCCCGAAACTGGGCCAACCGGTATGTAAAGGAACGGCGGGACAGCCAGTTGATTCATCACAGCACCTATTTGACAACGCCTAAGGAATGGCTTGGACCCAGATTCCTTGCGGACGCGGAACGGCTCAAAGCAAAAAGCGAAACCTCCTACCGTCATGAGTATCTGGGAGAGGTTGTCGGCAGCGGAACCCAGGTATTTGAAAACCTGAAATTGGAACCGATTCCGGACGAAATGGTCCGTTCCTTTGACCGCAGGCTCCACGGGGTAGACTGGGGCTATTATCCAGACCCCTGGGCGTACAACGGAATGCAGTATGACGCGGCCAGGAAAACCCTGTATATTTTTGACGAGGCAACCGCCAGGCGGAAAGGAAACTGGGA